CGGCATCTTTTTGGAGATGAAAATGCTTCCATATATAGTTTATTATATTGCCCCCATATTAAATCTCGATATGGGATGTCCCTTCGATCATTTACGGCGCGGCAAAACTCCGGCAGAGTAAAAGCCCAATGAGCATAGGATTTTCTGTGATAAAAATAAACGTATTCATTGTCATTTAGTTCTGCTTTTCCCTTTTCGGTCAATTTTCCGTTTTCGGCGAAACCCATTGTTTCCAGCTTTTTAATAATTGGCCAAACGTCATCAACGCCATAATCATAATGCCAGAACTTTGCAACAGGCTTTCCGCTGGAATATTTCTCTAAATAAGAAAGCATTAAAATTTCTGTTGGCTTTAGACCGTTTTTGTCTGCAAGATCATCAGCAGACAGCGCTATAAAATTATCGTTTGCACGCTCTTCCTGTTCAGCATGCCGCTTTTCTGCTTGTGCTTTGCAGTAACCAGCGTACTGCTTTGCAATTTCATCTTTAGTCGGCTCATGTGTTGTTATGGAAACATTTACTTTTTGTTTCGGTTTCAAAAAGTCAAAAAAGCCCACAATATCACAACCTTATTTAATTTTTGGAGGAATCAGCAATGACGGACACAGAAAAACTTATTGAAATTGTTTCAACCTTTACGCCTGACCAGATGACCGATTTTGTAACTGCTGCGCAAGATTTAATAAAGCGCTTGCAAGCTGAGGGCTCTCTTGGCAAAGAAAAATGAGCTTTTGTACATCTTGCGGCAAATCAGATATTAGCCCATCGCCTTGTGCGGTGGGCTTTTCTTTTTGCGCCGAATCGTCTCCTATGAGGTCGTCTACGGTAACGCCAAAATAGTTTGCTACCCTTTCAAGCGTTGCTTTACGAACGTTCCCACCCTTGCCCCAGCGAGTAACAACAGACCTGTAAAATCCCATCTCTTCTGCTGCCGCACTGGGGGATATGTTTTCTTTTGCGCACAATCGAATAAAGTTGTCATAGAACATACAATTTTTCACCTAATTATTTGTGCAATTATACAAACGTAAACAAAAGCAACAAAACTGCTTGACTGTTGCGTATGTTTACGGTATAATGGCACTTGTAAGGCAACAAACGCAACAAAACACCAAGCCCAGACAGCTATATGCCTGAACTAAATGCTATTACGTATCTGACAACTACAATATAGCACGTTTTGTAAACATTTGCAACACCTTACACTGCCGCGACAGCAAAAAAATCCGCCTGCTGTTCGTTAGCAGACGGATTTTTCCCAAAGTTTTTTACCAGAACAAGTTTGCAGCAACGGAACCGCTCAATGTGAGCGGGCAAGTACACGGTCCTTTGTGCAATGCGCATCCGCTGCTTGCAAAACGAACTTGCAATTCTGTGGACTTGCCGTAACCTTTGGCAGCTTTGGGGCAGCCGTTTAAGCCATAGCGCGTTACGCAATTTCTTTAGTCTGGAACTGGCATACTCAAAAGTTGGGTCAAGGGACGACCACCTTCCTTTCTGCCTTACTCTGGCAATTCAGATTATAGCATATTGTGTCGCGGCAGTCAATTTTGTTTACTTCTAATTTTTACTAGGGAGGTGAAAAAATGCCCGAAGCTTGGACTGGTCGTTTGATTGGGAAGATGCACAATAACGACATTTCTTATGAAGACGTAGCAAAAAAGCTCGGTTACGGCAAGCCTTACATCTGTTTGATTCTGAACAGCAAGCGCAAACCGCCTGACATTCAGAAGAAGATGGAAGCGGCTGTAAGTGAACTGATTGCGGAAAGAAAGGAGTAACCGTATGAACAACCGCGCTTTTAAAGCGCTTCTCAAAAGTAAAGGTTACAACCGGGAAAAACTGGCAGAAGAACTGAAATTGAGTGGGAATTCTGTTGGGAGAAAATACACCGGTAAAATTCCCTGGACGTGGCCGGAGGTTTGCAAAGTATGTGCCGCGCTGGACATCTCCCTGGACGACTTTGCCGCCTACTTCCCCGCCGCCGCCGTCCGCCGGTCAACCCCCGTCAAGCCCAAATCCGACCGCGAACAGCTGGCCGACGCGCTGCAGCTTGCCGCTGACCTCCTCAAAAAAGCGTAGGAATTGCGCGGAGCGGAAATGCCGAGCAAAGGAAAAGCCATGCTTGCCCATGCAATGGCAAGGCTATGAACGGCAATGGCGATGCGCAGCTTGGAAAGGAGTGGATTTGCATTGGAAAAGCACCGTTTAGCATTGTTTTGCAATGGCAAAGAGATGTATGGAGCCGCAAAGGCATAGCTACGCTGAGAAAAGCCACGGTAAAGCTTAGCTGAGCTTGGCAAAGCGACGGAAAAGCAAAGACTTGAAGAGCAACCGTAATTTATCAATTAGAAAGGACTACCACAAATGAAAATCCGTATCACTTTAACCGAAGAGGTTTTAGGTTCCAGCCCCAGCAATGAGGAGCTGCTGGCCGCTTACATCGCCAGCAAGGCCCCCACCGATGACCTGACTGCGCAGGAAGTCGACAACATTAAAGCGCAGGCGGCAGAGGAAAGAACGACCATTTTTCCCAAGACAGCCGACGGAACGCCGTTCATCTACGATTATCAGATCAAGGGCATGTTCAAGGACAGCTGCAAGGCCCTTGCCACTGCCGGTAAGGCAGGCTATCCGGGCGGCAAGCACTGTGCCGCGTTGAAAGCCTACAAGAAAGCCATTGACGGCTTGATTTTCGTTTCACCGCGTGAGATCCCATACAACCTTCACGGCCTAAAGATGGGCTTCTGTGAGCGCCCACTGCGAGCACAGACCCCGATGGGTGAGCGCGTCAGCATCGCCAAATCGGAAACCGTCCCGGCAGGCTCTACCATTGAATTTGAAGTCACCTGTCTCGACACGAAACTTGAGGACGTTGTCCGGGAGTGCTTCGACTACGGCACGCTGCGCGGTCTGGGCCAGTGGCGCAACAGTGGCAAGGGCAGGTTCACTTGGGAAGAGTTGTAAAAAAAGATGCCGCTCGGCGCGACCAAACACCGAGCGGCAAAAGAAAGGACATTGCAAATGAATCCGACATCTATTATACGCGCCAAAATGCTTGTTGTCAAACTGGCGCTCACCGCTGACCTTGTGCTGCTACTGGCCGCGCTCGGCAGCCTGAACATTCCCGTAACCATCCTCGCACTGCTGGCCCTGAATCCGCTGTGCGGCAATCTTTTGGAGGCAACCAGATGAAAGCATATAAAGGATTTGATAAAGACTTGAAATGCAAAGATTTCCAGTACGAAATTGGCAAGACCTACGAGGAACCCACCGCCGAACTGTGCGAGAAAGGCTTCCACGCTTGTGAGATGCCGTTGGATGTATTCAGTTATTACGCTCCCGGTAATATGAGCCGCTATTGCGAAGTCGATTTGGAAGAAGTCAGCGGCGAGAAATCCAGCGACACCAAACGCTGCGGCAAAAAAATTGCCGTCAAGGCAGAAATCGGCATTACAGGGCTTGTAAAAGCTGCCGTTGATTTTGTGATGGAAAACATCAAGGATGAAAATAAAGAGGCCAACACGGGCAACGGCTCCGCGTCCACCAACACGGGCTTCCGCTCCGCGTCCACCAACACGGGCGACTACTCCGCGTCCACCAACACGGGCGACTACTCCGCGTCCACCAACACGGGCTTCCGCTCCGCGTCCACCAACACGGGCAACTACTCCGCGTCCACCAACACGGGCTTCCGCTCCGCGTCCACCAACACGGGCGACTACTCCGCGTCCACCAACACGGGCAACTGCTCCGCGTCCACCAACACGGGCAACTGCTCCGCGTCCACCAACACGGGCAACGGCTCCGCGTCCACCAACACGGGCAACTACTCCGCGTCCACCAACACGGGCAACTACTCCAAGGCAGATGTCTCTGGTAAAGAAAGCGTTGCTGCTGCACTTGGCATTGAAAGCAAAGCAAAAGGCGTTTTAGGATGCTGGCTTGTGCTGGCAGAATGGGCTAAAGATGAAAATCATAACTGGCATCGTAAAGATGTGCAGTGTTTTAAAGTTGACGGTGAAAGCATCAAGCCTGACACCTGGTACACCTTAAAAGATGGCCGTCCTGTTGAGGTAGACGAATGAGCTACTACACCAGAGACAACCCCTACCCGCCTAAAGAAAAATTTCCGGTCTGCCCTATTTGCCACAAAGAGTGTACCTATATTTACCGCCAAAAAAGCGAAATTTTAGGTTGTGACAACTGCATCGACCAGGTAAACGCTTGGGAAGAACCTGCCTGCATGGAGGAAGATAGATAATGAACCTTTTTGAACAGCTTCAAGTCATGCTTACCGCTGCAAAGACGGTACAAAAGCCTGACGCACGATTTTTCACTGTCACAAACGGCGTTGTCAGCGCTTATTACAACAAAGACTTGCAGGCGATTGCCGCATTTTACGGTGCCCGCCTGCACGCAGGCTCCCGCCGCCGTTACATGTCCAATTACACCCGCGCCAACGGCATTCGCGTAGAAGTACCCATCATCCGCGCTATTCCGTTAGAGCACACCTGCCCGCCGGAGTGCTACCGCATCCACCTGACCACCCCAGACCCGGAGGGAGAAGCAATCTGATGTTTAACGAAAAAAAGACGGAGTATTCTCTTAAATCCCGTCAAGAAATTCCTGTTATCCAGAGCGCAAAATACATTGCAAGCCGTGACAAAGCCTTAAAGGCCATCAATGATAGACCGTACCTAAAAGAGTCTGATTTCTGGATTTTAATGAACGAGACCAAAACCGGCAAAATGATGTACACCGGCTTGATTATCAGCCACAACGCCTGCTTGAAGATTAACGATAACATGCCGGAAAAAGACAAGTTCAACCCGGATTGCGTTTCCGTTGACAAATCCGGCTATGGGAGCTCTCTTGTGTTTACTTATGTCAACAAGGAGCAGGGCTTGTACGAGGTTGGCGAGGCATCTGCACAGAATTGCAAAAACGCTTATCCTTATGCGATGGCATATAAGAGATTGTTCGACCGTGTTGTTTTAAAAATCTGCAAACTTGCGTTTGACGGCATCTATTCCGATAGCGAAGCAGATGAATTTAAGGAGCGCTATGAAGAAGAACCGCAGCCGGTCACAGCATCGCCAGAAGTTACCGCACAGGTCGTAAAGGACATGGCAACAACTGCGCTGGCAGGATATGCACAGCGAACTGGTAAGGACAAAAAGACAGTCCAAATAGAATCAAAGGCCTTTATTGGCAAGCCGTTTAAGGACTTCACCGATGATGATTGGCGCAGCGTTGCAAAGGAGTTTGAACACAGAAAATGAAGCAACAAATCTCCATCAAACAGGCCGTTGTTATCGGCAACACAATCACGCTGGAATGTTCCCCGGCTGATTGCGATAAAGTCCGCGCTGTCATCGACGAAAACAAGCCCCTTGCCGCCATCATCGGCACGGCCACGCAAAAGCGCAGCCTGTCTGCCAACGCTTATGCTTGGACGCTCATGAATCAGCTTTCCGCCAAAATCAACCGCCCTGTACTGGACATCTACCGCGATTTGATACGCGACATTGGTGGCAGCTCTGCTATTATCACAATTTCAGCCCCCGCCGCTAAGGCGTTTAAGGTCGGCTGGGAAGCAAAAGGCGATGGCTGGCAGGTGCATAAGTTGGACGAAATGGCAACCCCGCAGGGCGCGTTCTACACCCTGCAATGCTGGTACGGTTCCAGCGTGTTTGATACATCTCAGATGCACCGCCTGATTGAGCTGATCGTGCAGGAATGCCAGCAGCAAGGCATCCCCACCATGACCCCGGAAGAAATCTCCAAACTGAAAGGACTGACCGATGATGCGCCGACCGACACGCAATGAATACGGCACAAAGCTGGACAGCAACGGCTATGCACCCAGCATCATGCCGTTAAAAAGTTTTAAGTGCTACCACTGTGACAAGTATAAAGACACCGCCCGTCACGAAATCTTCGGCGGGCCGCTCCGCTCCAAATCCAAACAATACGGTCTCTGGGTCAATGTCTGCCCCACCTGCCATGCAGAGATTCACGGCAGCGGGCAGCTGCAAGCCGAGTATCATGCACTTGCCCAGCACATTGCTATGCAGCACTACGGCTGGACAGTGCAAGATTTCCGAAAACGCTTTTACAAGAACTACTTATAAGGGCGGTTGAAAGATGGCCGAATTAGCATACATCAAATTATGGGCAGAGTTTGAGAAATACTTTGGTGTACTCGGTGCCGTTGAAGTAGGGCGTCTGATACTTGGAGCGCAGGAATATGCGTTTCACGGAACAGAGCCACAGTTCACCGGGAGCGAACGGATTCTTTGGCCGGTATTGAAAGAATCAATCGACAAGGATAAGGCGTACAACGAAAAACAACAGTCTAACGGCTCAAAAGGTGGACGCCCCAAAAAAGCCAACGAAACCCAACAAAACCCAGAGAAACCCAACGAAACCCAAAATAACCCAACAAAACCTCACATAGTAAACAGAAAACAGAAAACAGAAAATATAACTACCACCACCACCAACGCGGGCGCGCGCGAGGAGCCGGAAGCAGATGAAGCCCTCAAGCGCTGCATTGCCTTCTATGAGCAGAACATCGGCGCCATCAACCGCGCTGTGTTTGATGAAATCCGCGCACAACTGCAGGAGGTGGAGCCAGACCTTATCTGTGAGGCAATCCGACAGGCCTGCTTGTGCAATAAGCCCAGTTGGAAATACATTGCTGCGATTATTTCCAACTGCATCAAGCGGAACATCCGCACCCGCGATGCCTATTTGACAGCAGAAGTGGAACGCAGAGCGCAGCCAACGCAGACACGCGCACCGCGCAGAAAGACCGCACAAGAAGAATTTCTGGAAATGGCAAAAGGAGGTGTACCCGGTGGACAAACAGCAGACGGCAGCACTTTTAGCAGTGGCAACAACCTACTGGCCGAATATTAACCGCAATACCAACACAGAAGCAATGGTTTCAGCGTGGGCAACATCCTTGCAGGACATCCCCTACAAGGCAGCAGAACGCGCCATTGTAGAGCTTTCTCGCAAGTGCGACTTTCCTCCATCAGTGAAAATGGTGAGGGACGAAGCGGCCAGACACGCCGTGTACAATCCGAAACTGAATTGGAGTATGCGCCTTGCATGGGTTCGCTACACGGAGCTCGGCATCCCTTTGCCGGGATGGTTTTTAACAGGCGTACGCCAACTTGGCGGCGCCGCACCAGAAGAATACAGGAAGGCATTGCCTTCAGGGAGGTAAATTATGCTGAATGTAATTGCAATTCAAGGCCGCCTTGCGGCCGACCCCGAAATGCGCCAGACCACTACCGGCAAGAGAGTCTGCACCTTCCGCATCGCTTGCGACCGGGGCCGAAAAGATGCCAACGGCAACAGCCAGACAGACTGGATTCCCTGCACCGCATGGGAAAAGACCGCAGAGTTTATCTGTAAGTATTTCGGAAAGGGTGCGCTGATTGCCGTTGACGGCCGCCTGCAGTCCCGCCAGTATCAGGACAAGAACGGCCAGAACCGCACCGCGATTGAGGTGGTTGTGCAAAACGCTAACTTCTGCGGTAAGTCAGACGGAGCCATGCGCACTAGCGGTAAGCCGACAGTCGGCTACTCCAACGGCAGCGCAGCCGATTTTGCAGAGATTGAGGACGGCGAGGATTTGCCGTTCTGACAGAAAGAGAGGAAACAGACGATTGCAACACCGGCAAATTGCATATCGCATTTAACGGAAATGACCAGCGATTTAACGAGGTGGAAAATTATGAGCGATGATAAATTTCAGATCATTTACGCAAGAGCCGAAGTGCGAATGACAATTGACAAGCTGAACGATGCCATTTCAAGCCTTGAATCGGCAAAGCAATTGCTGCAGGAAAATGAAAAGCGCTTGACGATTGCGCTTGATGGGACAGAGAATCCGCCAGAATGGCCCGACTTTAAGGAAAGAATCGAAAACGCAAGCGTTGAGATTGGCGCGTTTCTTAATAGCCGTCACGCTGAGATGATAGATTCAATTATTGAAGAAGATGGGTTGAGAGATGACCCGCTGTGAAATTATCACCTACTCCCGATCTACCGGCGATGTTCGGCATTCCTCTGCCAACTACCATACGCGGACGGCAGCCGAAAAGGAGCTGCAAAAGGCAGGCTTTACCCAAAATCCCCGCCTGCCGGACATCTGGTACAGTGCGCAGTATTACGCCAAAGTAAAGGAGATTGTACCGTGATACAAAAATACATAATCTCCCTGCCCCCTATTACCAAGAAGAACTCCCAGCAGATACTTACCAACCACCGCACCGGCAAGCCGTTCATCGCCCCCAGCAAGCAGTACAAGAAGTACGAGAGCGCTGCCATGTGGTATCTCACCCCAAAGCCGAAAGCCCCGCTGTCAGGACGTTACCGCGTCGCCACGGTGTTCTACATGCCAACCCGCCGCAAAGTAGACCTCACGAACTTGCTCGAAGCCTGCCATGACACGCTTGTAGCCGCCAAAATCCTTGCAGACGACAACAACACCATCATCGCCAGCGTAGACGGCTCCCGCGTGATGTATGACAAAGCCAATCCACGCACAGAAATTTTTATTGAGGAGATGCCGGACGATGAACAGCCCGTGTAAAGACTGCCCAGACCGCCATGCGCACTGCCACAGCGCTTGCAATCGCTACGGCGAGTATGCTGCCATGTTTGAAAAAATCCGCGCACAGCGGCTTGCAGATGCCGCAGCGGACGCGGCAGATGCAGAGCGCGGAATTAAGATCCGCCGCGATGTAAGAAAATACGGATTATACAAAACAGGAAAGAGTTAAGGACTATGAAAGCACGAATCTATCCGACAAAAGAAATGCAGACGGCAATTGACCGCTATGTTCTGGCATACATCCGTATGACGATCATTGTGCTGGCCTGTTTGCTGACTGCTGGCAGACTAAATCGGCTACGTAAATTTTAGGAGGAACTTTATGAAGTACTACGAAATCAATGAGGACATGGCCCGCCGCGCCAAGCAGATGCGCAGCTTCGACGACTACTGCGAGGGCAGCGCCACATGGAGCTACCGCAACCGCTGCGACGAGGCCGCCGCGCTGGCCGAGCAGGTCAAGGCCGAGCGCTGCAAGACTGCGGCCCAGCGAGAACACATAGACTACCTGCTGGATCGCTATTGCAAGGTATTGGCCGAGGCTACCAACAAGGATAACGAGATCGGCACACGCTGCCCGTCCGTTATGATCTCCGGCGGCAGTAATTTCCCCGTCGCCAAGAAAGAGAAACAGATTGCGGCGTGGGAGAAGAACGCGAATCGCTACGGGTATGCGAACAGCATCCTAAACAAGATTCGCTACTACGCCGCGGTGGTCAAGTCCGACGACCCGGAGGCCCTGCCCGTGCTGAAAGCCAAACTTGACGAGCTGACGGCCATGCAGGAGAAGATGAAAGCCGTCAATGCCTACTACCGAAAAAACAAGACCTTGGACGACTGCCCCGATCTGCTGCCGGAGGAGCGTAAGGAGATCGAGGAGCTGTGGGAATGCGGTATCTGCGTCGGCGCACCGTACCCGCCCTACCACCTGACCAGCAATAATGCAGCGATCAAGCGTGTGCGGGAGCGCATCGAGCGTATGGAGGTGGCCAATGCATTTGACAGCGAAGTTGAGCATCAGGGCTACACCTACAAAGAAAACGGCGAAGCAATGCGGGTGCAGTTGATCTTCCACGACAAGCCGGACGACGAAACCCGCACCTTGCTGAAAAGCGAGGGATTCCGCTGGTCGCCGCGGTACGGTGCATGGCAGCGGCAACTCACCCAGGCAGGAAAGATGGCGGCCCGCCGCGTGATGAAAAAGCTGGATGAACAGGAGGCAGCAGAATGAGTAGCATCGCAAGACTGGAAACCACCTACGCCTACAACAAGCAGAAAGTGGTGATTGACGTAGCTGATCTGATGAACATTGTGGGTTATTACGAAGCAATCGGCATGTCTCCGGATGGGCGCATGAAGATGATAAAATCGCAGAGATCTCCGCCAAAGCCCATGAGGCCGTCATGAAAGAGCGCAACGACATTGCCACGCGGGCGACGTATCTCTGCCTGCTGGCCTGCTATCAGGCTGGCCTATCACCCAGGACTTTAGTCAGAATCCAGAATTACATGACAGGGCCGGTAGCCGACAAATACAATGAGTACCGCAACGACCAGCTTGCAGACCTTTGGGCACAGGTAACACTACAGGGCATCGGCATTGATGCCAAAAAGACGGAGGAGCCGCTATGACAGTATCTAAATTCTGCGAGAAATGCGGCAAGATGATGTGGGACGTGCAGCCCTGCAAGCGGTTTTGCGATGCTTGCATAAAAGAAAAAGCGCGGCAAAAGGCGAAGCTGAACTACGAAAAAAAGAAAGCGCAGCAGCAAGGAGTTATTTCCGCCATGCAGGCGAAGAAGCCGGATAAAAAGGCAGCACTGAAACCCAGCATCAAATCTATTGAGCAATGCGTAAGAGAAGCCGACGCGCTGGACATCTCCTACGGCCAGTATGTGCAGCGTGGGCTGGATAAGGAGTGATTGTAATGGGATTCAGTATTACAGTAAACCGCTGCGATGTGGACAAGTGCCCGCACTGCGGCAAGCCCATCAGAGGTACAATCCGCGACTATGAATATTCTGGAGGCCGTTCCTGGAAAGAGTATCTCGAAAAAATCGGCTATTATGTGCCTTATGAAATACGAGAGAAAGAACCAGAACGCGATTTTTACGGCAAGGATATGACGCTCACATCCGAACAGGCAAAATACCTTGCAATTTTTGCAAGAAAACACGAACTATACAACTGGGCAAGCATTGCGGCGCTGGTAAATCGCGCCATAAAAGACGGAGATTTTGTAGTTATAAACGTTGATTGGTAAGGAGAGAGACTATGGACGCAGTTGAATTTTTCAAGACGGTAAACAGATTATGCGAAAATCAAAGCTGCAGGGAATGTCCTGTTTGTAAAGAGGGCGTGTGCATGGTCATGAACATGGTTAGGATCGACGGCGGTTTAGTTGAAAGCATTGAGGAAACGGTTTCAAAAGTTGAGCAATGGGCGAAAGACCACCCCATCAAGACCCGCCAGAGCGAGTTCTTGAAGATGTTTCCAAATGCACAAATAGTAAACATTGAGCGCACATTCTGCGTTGCGCATTTTGATTCCACCAAGGTGTGCAAAGAAACCAATCCGTCAGCGGAACAGTGCATTGCTTGTAGATATCGATTCTGGAACGAGGAGGTCACCGACAATGACTAACATTACAACCATGCGCCCCGGAGAACACTTCATGTTCAAAGGCTTCGAGTGGGTCTGTCTTGATCCGAATCACCCTGACGGCGGCGTGCTGGCAATTATGGCTGAACCGTGGGCAAAAGATGTAAAGTTCTGCCCAAGTGATAAATTTGCTGATGAAAAAGGCAACTGGAATAACTACCGCACAAGCTTGATTCGTGAGACTCTGAATGATTCCATTGCTAAAAAGCTCAGAACTAACAAGCTCGGAGACAACCTGCTTTTGCATACCGTTGACCTTGTTGCAGATAATGGCGACCGCGCCTATGGTGCTGTGGCAGACCTCGTTTTCATCCTCACTTGCGACGAGTACCGCAAGTACCGTGACTACATCCCGCACTACGATAGCTGTACATGGACTGCCACACCTTGGGGTTGTGGGTATGCGTATTACAACGCAGGCGCTGTTCGCCTTGTGAACACGGAAGGCAGGTTTTGTGAAAGCGGTGCGTACAACAGATATGCTGTCGTCCCTGCTTGTGTTCTCAATCCGAAATCGCTCAATCTGCGCCATAGCATGGCGTATGTAGAAGAGGTGTCAGAATGAAGAAAACGCTATTTGCAACATTTTGTATAGCTGCTCTGCTCGTTCTGGTTACACTGATGTGTCAAATCAAAGAAAATCCTATCATCAAAGAAAATCCTATCGTAGAAACAAAGACTGTCTCTATCCAGCAAGAAATCGTATATGCCTATGTTACTACTGAAATGCTTACAAATGGCTACGGCGGTGTACATGGCCACCAAGATTATATATGCTACGGCGTTCATGATGGAGACAACATCCTTGATAAAGAAGACCGTATGGATTTAGTAACGATGCGAAAATCAGAAAAAGACAATAGTTATATAGAATACTACTACGAGCGCAGAATCTACGAGGACGGCACATACTGGGACAGATATGCCGGAGATGCCTTGTACTTAACCGATACTATGCTAAAAAATCTAAGGACGAGCAACTAGAGGAGGTATCAGAATGACGAAAAAGAAAGCTATCAAAACGATTATGGCTGTTACCCACTATGGGAATAGAAGCTGGGCGAATAAGTTGTTTGACTATGTAAAAAAACAAATGGTGGAAAACTCAAGCAATGTCGATATCTGCTATCGCACGCTTTGCATGATTTATAATACTACGGTGTCAGAACAAAACCCGAAAAATGCGATTGCCGGTTTACGGTCGTGGCTTATGGGAAAACAATTCCGAGACCGCTATGGTAAAGACATCGGCGGGAAGCTCCTTGCAGACGTGGAGGTATCCAAATGACCATCATAGCAAATATCATCGGCGGTGCAGCACTTGCCGCCATGTTTGTTGTATTCTACGCCCTGGGCGTATCTGCTGGCCGCGAAGCAACGCAACAGCGAAAAGAAGATATCAGCATGGAGCATCGAAAACATTGAGCAGGAGTTCCATAATGCCGTAGATGATTACCTGGACTTCTGTAAGGAAGTAGGGAAAGAGCCAGAGCGACCGCAAATGAGTGAATGGATAAGCGTTAAAGACGGACTGCCAGATTCCTTTGATGAAGTTCTTGTGTATTTCAACGGCTTTATTTCGATTGCGTGGAGAGAAACAGAGAAAAGAAAGAACGGAATTGTTGGTTGGCATTGGGACTCTCAAATGTCTTATCCAGAGAGCCTTATTTATGTCACCCATTGGATGCCGCTCCCCGAACCCCCGGAGGTGACCCCATGACAAAACAGAAACTAGTTGACGAATACGCCCGCGAACATCTTTGCGCGACATGCGGGTGGAAAAATGGAAATATTTGCACGCTGCCGCGCTGCATGAAACTGGAAGAAAGGAGAAACAATGACTCGAGAAGAATTCAACCAAAAGAAAACGTGGCTGTGGAGATACCAACGCAGCAGGAATTGTGAACGACAGCTGCGCCAGCAGATACAGAGCGAACGTGAACGAGCAGCAGCGACAACTAAAGCATTATCCCCCGTTGTGGTGTCTGCTGGCGGTAAAAATAAAATCGAGGATGCCGTTTGCAGAATCATGGAGCGTCAAGAAGCTCTATACAAGCAGATTATTGACACCGAGATGCAAAGGGAAGAAATTGAAACCGCAATAAACTCTGTGCAAGACCAAATGCAGCGGGACGTTTTGCGGGAACGGTATATTGTCGGCACACCGTATTGGTGGAAAATTGCTATAAATCTAAATATTTCCGAGCGATGGGCAAAAAAATTACACCGCGCTGCAATTGAAAATCTGTGCACTCCAGTTCACTTTTAACCTGTTATTATAGATATGCTGGATGATGTAGGAACGGGACAGCCTACGGCATAGCTAAAATCTCTTTTCTTTACCATTTCAATTCTCCTATTCTTATAGCTGGCAGCCCGGAAAGACGGGCATTTTATATGCTGCGCCTGCCCGCATGAGGTCGAGCGCAACACCAAGGCCATGCAATGGGCCTGCCCGTAAGGGATAAACCTTTTCCCCGTGTCTGCTGGCGGGTAAGTTCAGCGGAACCGTGCCGGGTCAAGGCTGGCGCTGTCACTCCGAATGCGGCGCTATTTTATATGCTGCATAGCCGATTCTATCTGTAAAGAATAAGGGCACCGCGTTCCCAAGCAACGGCGTGGCAAAGGTGCAAGACCTATGTGCAGTACCAACGCCGATGATACGGGTAAAGGTAGCAGGGCCGGACGCGGCAATTGTGTTCCCCGTTAGGCAACCGCCATGCGCCTACTGACAGTGCGTACCATGTGGCGGGTTCTGAACAGGCTTATGCTGGTATGGCTTGCCAAAGAAACTTGCGAGGCAGAAATCACGAGCCTTATTTTTTAGATGTTCCCGACATTTATGTCGGAGAGAAAGGACGGAGACCTATGCCGTATATTCCTGTCGGCGCTATCGTTGGCGCAATCCATATGCAGAACACGATTTCCAGACACCGCCGCGAGGAAGAGGAAGGGCCGAAAAGCAAGCAGGATGTGACGCCTATGTATTTCAGGAAAAAGCCGGTTGTCATTGAAGCGTACCAGACGTGGGAAGAACTTGATATTTTTACGCTGGAAGGCGTTATGCACGCTGCTCCCGGTGACTGGATTATCACTGGTGTGAACGGTGAACAGTATCCGTGCAAGCCGGACATCTTTGAAAAAACATACGAGCCTGTAGAGTGAACAGATCGCGGCAAGCCTCTGGTGCACGCAACTTGCAAAAGCGTGTAAGTTTGTGACAAGTTTCAAAATATAAGACGGTAATGCGTTGAATGTTAACTTGCTTGTAACTTGCACACCGTGTAACACGCGCAACTGCCGCGCCTTATATGCCAACATAGCTTAACTGGCAAAGCCGGGCCTCATGACAGCATAGCTGCGGGTTTAGTTGTGGGTTCAAATCCTGCTGTTGGCGAAAGCTGGGTCGCACCCACCGGTGAAAGCCCGGCGCAGGCAAAACGCGATAGATAACCTGAACGCTGTAAGAAAAGCGGCAAGCCGATCAGGAGCGCGGCGCAATGGCAGACCGCAGCGGGACTTCGAGAGCCTGAAAAAGTCTGCCCGCACAGTGAAGTGCGAAACAAAACTTCAACCGCGGATAGGGGCGCGGGTATAAATACCGCCGAACACCGCGGGACTGCGCGGTATACGAAAAGACAGCCCGCCAGCCCTGTGCGGACAATACAGGGAATCAAAAAAGCGTTGCGGACTTGCTACCCGCAACGGGTGAGGTCGGCACAGCAAAAACCGACAGGGCGGGAACGCGCTTTTCCTCCGGCGCAAAGGGGCTTTGGGGGATATAAGCCTACACAAATTGTGTGGGCTTTTTGTGTTTTGGGAGGACTTGCAAGGTGAGGTACGGAGTTCCATATCAGGGAAGCAAAAACAAAATAGCTGACTGGGTTGTTGACCACCTTCCGGACGGAAAAACACTTGTTGATCTATTTGCCGGTGGATGTGCCGTTACTCATGCTGCTATTCTGGCTGGCAAGTGGGAGAACTTTATCATAAACGATTTGGGCGACGCGCCAGATGTCTTTGAAAATGCGGTAAATGGGAAATATGCAAACGAAAAGCGCTGGATTAGTAGAGAAGATTTTTACAAACTGAAAGATAGCGACCCGTATGTGAGATATAGTTGGAGCTTTGGGAATAACGGAGCCAACTATTTATATGCGCGGGAAGTAGAATCGTGGAAAAAAGCGCTGCACTATGCGCGGGTTTTTGGCGACACATCGCTCTTGCAAAATATGGAAATCGAAGGAGACGGAAGCCGTGCGGACGTTATGGCGCATAAAGCCGAGTACAAGGAAAAATATATTCGGTGGTGGCTTTCACGTCAGAAATATCCCCAAGCAGAGATTGACAAACTGATTAAAAACGTGAAAGCTGATGTAGAGAGAGACAAGGAAGAACTGAGGGCGTATCTTCTGAAAGCCTTGAAATCGTCAGGCTTGACGCAGGCTGAGGTTCAGCGTCGACTCGGAACGCAAATGGCAGGGCATTACTTCGGGCGCTCACAGTGGGGATTCCCGACGCAGGAAATGTACCAGCGTATGCAGGAGTTTATGCCGCTTCCCGATGATTATGATGAGCTTGTCGGATTGTACAGGCTTAGACAAAGTCTGGAAAGTCTGCAAAGGCTGGAAAGTCTGCAAAGTCTGGAAAGTCTGGAAAGTCTGCAAAGGCTGGAAAGGCTGGAAAGTCTGGAAAGGCTGGAAAGTCTGCAAAGTCTGGAAAGTCTGGAAAGGCTGCAACTTGATTATAGAAACGTTGAAATCCCGCAAGGCGCCGTTGTGTACGCTGACCCGCCATATAAAAACACAGATTGCACCGGGTATGCTGGGCAATTTGATTATGATGCTTTTGAAAAATGGCTTGCGGACGTTCCATTTATGGTAATCGTGAGCGAATACAATGCACCAAAAGGGTGTGCAGAAATCGCAAGCATAAAAAAGCAGCAGACAATGGGAACTGGGAATAAAGGCTGGACAAACACAGAAAAACTGTTTGTGCAAGACAGATTTTATGAACGTTATAAGTGCGCAATGAATTATCAAATAGAGATGGACGCGTAAAGCGAGGTGATAAAGTGGCATCAAGAAAAAATCCGGGGGGCGCACCACCTAAATACAGAAGCGTAAAGGCAATGCAAGAAAAGATTGATGCCTACTTTGAAGCCTGTAAAGGAAAGCCGTTTTTAGACGATAACGGCGAACCGATGCGAAATAAAAACGGCTATATTATCTATGACGATAAAAAACCGCCTACTGTGACAGGATTGGCGCTTGCACTTGGTTTTGCATCAAGGCAGGCGCTTTTGAATTATCAAAACAAACCAGAGTTCAATGACACGATTACGCGTGCAAAGGCCCGTTGCGAACAGTACGCAGAAGAAAGATTGTACGACAAAGACGGCTCCGGCGGCGCACAGTTCAGTTTGCGGGCAAATTTTGGATGGCAGGATAAGCCGGAACAACAGCAGGATAGCGAGGTGCTAATCATAGATGACTTGTAAGTTATCTGGCGTTGTTTCCCCTTGCTTCGCCAAAGTCCACCGTGAAATCAAGGCGGGCAATGTGAAAGAACTGCTTGCAAAGGGCGGGCGCGGCAGTACCAAATCCAGCTATATCAGCATAGAGCTGATTTTGCAGCTTATCAAGCATCCGCAATGCCACGCGGCAGTTTTCCGCAAGGTCGGCAACACACTGCGCACAAGCGTTTATGCGCAAATCGTCTGGGCAATCAATGAGCTTGGTTTGCACGATCGTTTTCGTTGCACGGTCTCCCCTATGGAATGCACCTATTTGCCAACTGGGCAAAAGGTGCTTTTTTTCGGCGTTGATGACCCCGGCAAGGTAAAGTCAATCAAAGTGCCGTTTGGTTATATTGGCATCTGCTGGTTTGAAGAACTAGACCAGTTTGACGGTGAAGAGCAAATCCGAAAAGTGGAGCAGTCCTGCTTGCGCGGAGGTGACTGGTTCATCACGTTCAAGAGCTTCAACCCCCCTGCAATGGCGCGGAACTGGGCGAACGGTTACGCGCTGAAAGCCCGCGAAGGCAAGCTGGTACACCATTCCACCTACAAAACAACGCCGACGGAATGGCTCGGAGAGCGGTTCCTGGCCGATGCTGAATACTTGGAGCGCACAAACGAAACAGCATACCGGCATGAGTATCTTGGCGAGGTTGTCGGCAGCGGCACGGCAGTATTTGAGAATCTGCGCATTGAGAAAATCACCGATGAACAGATTGCCAGCTTTGACCGCATCAAGCGCGGCGTGGACTGGGGCTGGTACCCTGACCCTTGGGCGTACAATGCGATGCACTATGACGCGGCACGTCGAACGCTGTACATCTTTGATGAACTGACCCGGCGGCGCACTGCAAACCGTGACACGGCGCAGTTGTTGCTTGATAGAGGGCTTACGCGCGAGGACAAAATCTGCGCGGATAGTGCCGAGCCAAAATCCATTGCGGACTATAACAAGTACGGCGTGAAAACATTTCCTGCACGAAAAGGACCGAAATCGGTTCGCTATGGCACAAAGTGGCTGCAAATGCTGGAAGCGATTGTCATTGATCCAGAACGATGCCCGGACACAGCAAAGGAATTCAGCGAGTACGAGTACGAGCGCGACGCTAAGACAGGCGAAGTCTTAGAGGGCTATCCAGACATTAACAACCACCATATCGACGCGGTGCGGTATGCGATGGAAAGCACAGCGAACAAAGCCGGAGACAATACGGCAATGAAGTATCAAAGCATTTACAGATAGGCGGTGAGGGAAAATCAGAACATATCAAGACTTTGTGGCGGTCGGTGAAGATGAACGTTCCCGCATGGGGTTTGTGTTTGACACCATCAACGATTTTAAAGGCCAGAAAAAGACGCGGGACATGCTGGACGCAAAGATGTACTATTGGGGCGAAAATCCCACAATCAACCGCTATGAAAAAATGGTGTACGACCTAGAGGGAAAAGCGCATCCTGATATGTACACAGCAAACCACAAGATTGCCAGCAAGTTTTTTGGTTTTGTTGTAGACCAGGAAGTTTCTTACTTGCTGGGCAACGGCGTTGCGTTTAACAAGGACGCCACAAAAAAGGCGCTTGGCGCCACGTTTGATGAAGATATTATGGATGCTGCCCGCCATGCGTTGATTGGTGGGCAGTCTTTCGTATTCTGGAATCTTGACCATATTCAGGTGTTCTCGCCGGAGCAGTTTGTGCCGTTATACGATGAAGAAGACGGCGCACTGAAAGCTGGAATCCGGTTCTGGCAGATTGACCCGGACAAACCGATGCGGGCAACGCTGTACGAGATGGACGGTTATACTGACTACATCAAGCCGAGAAACGGTGAAGTGCGTAGTTTAAACGGGAAACTGCCATACAAGTTGAAAGTTCGGTACTCGGAGATTGACGGCACAGAAATTTATGACGGCGAGAATTATCCCGGATTTCCCATCATCCCGCTAAAAAACGGCGAACAAGCAAGAAGCGAACTTTGCGGCAGGAAAAACACCGTTGACGCGCTAGACCTTGCCAGCAGCAACATGGTCAACAATGTAGATGAGGGCAACCTGATTTATTGGGTGTTGACGAACTGCGGCGGCATGGATGAAATTGACGATGCAAAGTTTGTGGAGCGACTTAAAACTACCCACGTTGCCCATGCAGATGGCGACGAGGGCGCAAAAGCCACACCGCAAAGTATTGAAGCACCGTTTCAGGGCACGCAAGCCACCATTGATATGCTGACCAAAAAGCTGTACACGGATTTTCAGGCGTTTGACGCATCTGCCGTAAGCGCTGGAAACCAGACGGCAACAGCTATTAAGGCAAGCTATGTTCCGCTTGATTTGAAAACAGACAAATTTGAGAGCTGGGTCTCGCGCTGCATCAAGGGCATTTTGGCAGTTGCTGGGCTTGATGATGAACCAACTTACACGCGCAACCAGATTATCAATAAGCAGGAAGAGGCGCAGACCGTGCTTCTCGGCGCAGAATACTACGACGCTGAGTACACAACCAGAAAACTCCTGACCATTAACGGCGACGCAGACCAGTACGAGGATTTGATGCGGCGAAAGGCAGCGGAAGAAATCGACCGCAGCATGACCACGCAAGAGGAGCTGACCGGCGATGCCGAGAGCTGATTATGCGCACAGAATGACAGACAAGCAGCTTGCCAAGCTGGAACAGCGCATCGCCAAGATATACAAGCAAGCTGCCGATGAGTTGAGCGAAACAATTACAGCGTATTTCAAGCAATTCGAAAAGCGAGATGCTGATATGCTGGAAAAGGTCAAAAACGGAACGGTTTCAGAGCAGCAATACAAGCAATGGCGGCTTGCACAGATTGGACGCGGAAATCGCTTTATAGCACTCCGCGACAAAGTGGCCGAGCGGTATACAAACGCCAACGAGGTTGCAATAGCATATATAAACGATGCCACACCTGGCATTTATACGCTCAACCGCAATTATAGTGCGTATACCATTGAGCAAGTCAGCAGCAGCGCGGACTTTACGCTGTTTGATGAGCGGACAGTAAAGCGGCTGGCGGTGGAACAGCCGGATTTGATGCCCTATTACCCAAAAGATAGGGCGTTGAAGCGCGGTATAGATCTTGCGTATGGCAAACAGCAGATTACTGCCAACGTGACAAGCGGCATCTTGCAGGGCAAGAGCATTTACAGGCTGGCAGATGACTTGCAAAAAAGCATCCGCGATATGAACCGCACAAGCGCTGTAAGAACGGCGCGGACAGCGGTTACAGGGGCGCAGAACGCCGGCAGAATGGACGCATACACAGCAGCCGAAAAGATGGGCATACACGTGCGGAAACAATGGCTGGCAACGCTGGATAACCGCACACGCCATGCGCACGCGATGCTGGACGGTCAGACAGTTGACAATGACAAGCCGTTCAAAGTGGACGGCTATGAGATTATGTTCCCCGGGGATGCAAGCGCACCGGGCTATTTGGTGTATAACTGCCGATGTACTCTAATTGCAGCGCTTGACGATGTGCCAAAACCCCCGAACCCGCTGCGCCGTGCACGCGACCCGGAAACGGGAAAGAGCATACTTGTATCAGATATGACCTATGCGCAGTGGGAAAGCTGGAAAGAAGGAGTTGCGCGGAACGCTGGAAAGATTAAAAAATGAAAATCATCTTTGACGACCACAGCGACGAGGTGCTTTCAGCCCTTGACGCTGCCCTTGCACGCGGGCTTGAAAAATGCGGGCTTGTGGCGGAGGGCTATGCAAAAAAGCTATGCAACAGCCCCGGAAAATTTGGAACTGGCGCATTGCGAAATAGCATCACTCATACAGTGACAAACAGCGGAGAACGCGCCGCCTATGTCGGCACAAATAGCGAATACGGCGTATACGTTGAGTGCGGCACGGGCATTTACTATCCGGGCGGCAGACAAACGCCGTGGGTGTACCAAGATGCAAAAGGCGATTGGCATTTGACGCACGGCCAACGGGCAAAGCCTTTTATCAAGCCTGCCGTTGCCGAGCACGGCGAACAGTACAAAAGAATCATTGAAGCAGAGCTGAAAGGCAAATAAGTCTATCGGCTCTTTTTATTAGCATCTACCGCGTTTGCGGCAGGTGCTATTTTTATACGCAAAAACAGCGAAGAACTGCTGTTTTGAATAAATGCTAATGCCGAAGGACCGGCACCGAAGAAAAGGAGCAAAACAACATGGCAATTACCCGCAAGCTGCTTAAAGGCATGGGGCTGACCGAAGAGCAGCAGGACACCATTATTGAAGCCCACACCGATACCGTGAATGGCCTGAAAGCGGACGTTGACCGCTATAAGGCCGACGCGGAAAAACTTCCCGGCGTTCAAAAGGAACTGAACGACCTGAAAGGCAAGGGTGATGACGGTTACAAAGAAAAGTATGAATCCGAGCACAAGGCTTTTGAGGATTACAAAACAAGCGTGGCCGCCGAAAAGACTACCGCTGCCAAAGAAAAGGCATTGGAGACCGCCCTGAAAAAAGTCGGCATTGCCGACAAACGCTTGCAGTCTGTTGCCCGACTTTGCAAAGGCGATGGTCTGCTGGACAAGCTGGAATTGGACGAAAAAGGCGCTATCAAGGATTCTGACAAGCTGGAAACCAGCCTGAAAGAATCTTACGGCGACTACATCGTTAAAACCAGCACCAAGGGCGCAAACACACCGAATCCGCCCGCAGGCAATAGCGGCGCAGGCGCAGGCTCTATTGATGCAGCAGCATTTGCAAAGATGGGTTATGCCGACCGCTTGAAGCTCAAAAAAACTGACCCTGACCAGTACAATACACTGGTCAATGGAACCGACAAAGGAGATTAACACATGGCAGATACTATTTTGACCAAACTGGCAGACCTGATCGACCCGGAAGTCATGGCCGATATGATTTCGGCTAAAATCCCCGACAAAATCCGCGTGGCACCTTTTGCAAAAATGGATGACACCCTTGCTGGCGTGCCCGGCGATACCATTACTGTGCCGTCTTACGGCTACATCGGCGATGCAGAGGACGTTGCAGAGGGCGTTGACGTTGACATCGACAAGATGAGCACCAAGGACAAGAAGTACAAAATCAAGAAGGCCATGAAGGGCGTCGGCCTGACCGATGAAGCTGTGCTGTCCGGCTACGGCAACCCTGTTGGCGAAGCCAATGCGCAGCTGGCGCTGGCTATCGCTGCCAAAATCGACAATGACTGCATGGAAGCCTTGCAGGGCGCTACGCTGGTGTATGACGGCACTGCCACCGCTATCAAATACAGCGGCGTTGTGGATGCTATCGACGTGTTCAACGAAGAGATCAACAGCGACAAGGTCATGTTCATCAACCCCAAGCAGATGGCTACCCTGCGCAAGGATGCGGACTTTATCAGCGCTGACAAGTATCAGGCTGGCGTTGCTGTCACCGGCGAAATCGGCAAGATTGCCAACACCCGCGTTGTAGCATCCCGCAAGGTTCCTTCTATCGAGTATGAGAAGGACAACAGCACAGGCACCATTGAGATTGTCGCTGATACTACCGCCGAAACCTCCACCAAAAAGCATCTGGCGACCATCCAGCCGCATTGCGCTGCTGCTTTGGTCGTCGGCGATAAGGTCAAGGCTGCTGCTACCGCCTATTACGCTTGCCCCATCGTCAAGCTGAACGAGGACAGCGAGACTGAGGACGATGTGCCCGCCCTGACCATCTACCGCAAGCGCAATATCAACGTGGAGACCGAGCGCAAGCCGCGTAATCGCTCCACCGAGATCACTGCTGACGAGTTCTACGTTGCGGCGCTGACCAACGAAGCCAAAGTCGTGCTGGCAAAGTTCAAAAAGTAATAAGGAGGCAGCGAAATGCTTGAAGAATTGATGCGTGAGTGCCGGAACTGGTTTGTTGCGCCGAATGGCGTTCACCTTGGCACATTTACAATCAAGGATGGTAGCGTTTCGCTGCCTTTTCTTGTTCTCGGGCAGTATTTCCGCATTGTCGGCAGCGTTTTCAACGATGGCGTGTACCAGTACGGTGCTGGCGGCTTGACCGATGAAACGTTTGACGGTGCTGTGTGGGCGCTGTCTGTGCCCGCTGCCTTTATTTCTCTGGTTGAGGATGTGGAAGCGTGGCGCAACAAGTATGAAAGCACTGCAAACAGCCCGTTTCAAAGCGAGAGTTTTGCAGGGTATAGTTACACCAAATCGAGCGCAAGCGGCAATTCCGGCAGCTCTGTGACGGGCTGGCAGGTGGTGTTTGCTTCTCGGCTGAACAAATGGAGAAAGCTATGAGCCTTTTAGATGATTTTTCGCACAGCTGCATCATTATGGACAAACTGACAAAGCCTGACGGCGAGGGCGGCTATTCTACCGAGTGGCGCGAGGGCGCAGAGTTTTCAAATTACGTCGCATTTGACAGCAGCCTTGAAGCACGGCAGGCCGAAGCGCAGGGTGTGACCAGCGTGTATAACGGCATTGTACGGAAAGATGTGCCAATCGAGTACGGCAGCATTTATAAGGACGTGACTACCGGGGCATATTTCCGGGTCACGAGCCGCCCGGAAGAAAAGCAAGCCCCGGCAAGCGCTTCTCCAATGCTGCAAAACCTAAAGAGTTTTACGGCTGAACGATTGCGGGAGGGATTGCCGACATGACAAAGGGCGCTGCATTACAGCAGTTTTTCGGGCAATTTATGACCGCATACGCCAGCAATGCCGTGCCGGAAGACGCGGTGCTCCCCTACCTGACCTATGATGCTGTGTTTGACGCATGGGGCGGCGGGGCGGTATCGCTGACGGTCAACATGTGGTTCCATACCACGAGCGAAGCGGTGCCCAATGCAAAGGCGCTTGAGCTTTCGGAGGCGCTGGGCATTAGCGGCGTGACGCTGCCGGTAGATGGCGGCTTGATTTGGTTAAAACGCGGCTCCCCGTTCTGCCAATCTCTGGCAGACGACACAGACAAAAACCTAAAACGGCGGTACATCAACGTGACCGCCGAATTTTTATGCCTAAATTGAGGTGAAAGCATGAAATTTACTCGTATTCCTGAATCTGCGTTTAAGGAACTGGTCTTGAACGCTGGCTATCTTGCAACTACGTTTGACCCGGCTGCCGGTACAGCGCCGGAAGAAAGTGCGCTGCTGGGCGCTACGACCGGCGGCATCAACTTTACGGCTGTGCCGAGCTTTACCGACTTCGGCGAGGATATCGACAACTGCCCCAAAAACATGAAAGAGCTGAAGCAGATTGAATCGTGGGAAGTCAAGTGCAGCGGCACTTATGTTTCGGCATCGGCAGAGAATGCCAAGAGCATGCTTGGCGCTGCGGATGTTACGACTACTTCCAAGGTGTCCAAAATCACGCCGCGCAACGACCTGAAAGACAGCGACTTTACCGATTTGTGGTTGCTGTGCGATTATTCGGACAAGCACGGCACCACGAATGGCGGTTTCTGTGCCATTCACATGCTGAATACGCTGTCCACCGGCGGTTTCAGCTTGCAGACCGGCGACAAGGAAAAAGGCCAGATGAGCTTTGAGTACACGGCGCACTACTCCATTACCGCGCAGGACACTGTGCCGTGCGAGGTGTATATCAAGGCCGGAGAGGATGAAGCCTAATGCGGATTTTTTCTGAACTTAGCACTGATGAAGCGCTGGAAGTCGTTTTGCAAATCGCGCAGCCCATCACAAACCTTATTGATGATGAAGCGCTTGTGAAAGAGATGCAGAAAGCGATGCCGAAGGGCGAAACGACCCGCATTGCAATGCAGCGGTTCGGCCTTGCGAAAATCGTTAAGCTGCTGAACATTGCGTTGAAGCAGCACCGCGAGGATGTATACGCAATCCTTGCACCGTTCAACGGCCTGACGGTGGAAGAAATCGGCAAACAGAATTTCCTTATCACCTGCAAGCAAGTTTACGCCCTGGTAAACGATAAGGGCTTTGTTGATTTTTTCAAATCGTATCTCGGTGGCGGGCAGAACAAGTAATCCCTGTACTGCTGAAAATGCCGAAACTGAGCGCAAAGGCGCTTGTGTCGGCACTGCCTTACGCTTTAAAAGCTGATTTTGAAGAACAGCTGTACAAGGTGTACATGACAGACAGTGCATGGAGCCTTGTGGTAGCCGTGACAGGCGTAACGGACAGGCCAGCGAGATATATTGACATTATCCACCCGCCCAAAGTGGATACGCGGACACCAGAACAGGTGCAGGCGGATTTCAAAGATTTTGCGGCGCGGCATGGATTGAAAGAAGCAGAGAAAAAAGCCGCCCAAACAGAGGGCGGCTAAACTTAGAAACAATTTTTGATAATGGCTTTATAGGTTGGCTCGTCAACTTCCAACAGGAAGCGCTTGCCGCTGTAACGCCATTGCGGGTCATCTATAAGCTGTATAACAACCTGATAAACGCCTTTTTGCTTGGCAGTCATTGCACCGGCAACCATGCCAGCACCACCAAACAAAGCACCGCCGACCATGCCGCGCATAACGCCGGAAGCCATAGATGTTTTGTGAGTTTCATCTACCACAGAGTAACCGGCAACAGTGCGGCTGTTTAGTTCAAGTGCTGATAGACCACCAACGTCCATAGAGACTTTGCCAAATGAAACAGACACCTTTTTGCCCATAAAATCACCGGCGATTACCGCATTTTTTGCTTTTGCCATAAAAAACACCTCCTATTGCTTAGAATACAGCAAATCAAGCAAAAATTCAAGAAGGGAGTGATAGATTGGACGTTTTTAACTTATATGCAAAATTAAGTCTGAACACAGACGACTATGAAAAAAGCGTTGAGAAGGCAAAAGGCGGCGCATTGTCTTTGATGGACGTGTTTAGTGGTACGCTGCTTGGAAATGTCGTTTCGGACGGTTTGCGGACTGTAACCAACGGAATTACGGAAATCGGAAAAATCTCTACAAACATGGCCATGTCAATTGGCAAGGCATCGTTGGACAGCTATGCGGACTGCGAGCAGCTTGTAGGAGGCGTAGAAACGCTGTATAAAGACAGCGCGGGAATCATAAAGAGCTACGCAAAAAGCGCATACAAGAACGTTGGCATGTCCGCAAACGAGTATATGAAAACATCAACATCGTTTGCTGCTTCTCTGGTTTCAAGTTTGGGTGGTGACACAGAAAAAGCCGCGCAAATGGCAAATACTGCAATTTCGGATATGTCCGATAATGCGAACAAGATGGGTACGAATATTTCGTCCATTCAAGACGCATATAACGGATTCGCGAAGCAGAACTACACGATAAATCTAATGTCCGCTGCATAAGTGATTATGCAGTGAGCGTGCGTGAACCTACCAGGGGTGTGCAACTGAAAAGGCGGCAGGAAATGGCTGCATGAGACAGTTGTGCTAACAGGGGAAACCTAAACTGTTTATGGCTTTTACAGCATGGTCATCCTGTGCCAAGCTATGCTGTATCACAATTACACTTGCAAAGCAGGTGAAATTGTGATATAATACAAAGCATAGAAGGTCAAACGACTATCGGTTCGTCACCGAGTACAACGCCTATTGGTACGGCGTTGGAAGTGCGCACCAACTTTTTCTGAAAGGATTAAAAGCCGTGGAGATTTGGAAACAGATTCCCGATTTACCGGGATACTCAGTCAGCAATAAGGGCAGAGTTAAGAAAGATAGCACCGGACAAATAATGGTGCTTAGTAAAAATGCTGGATATTGCAGGATTACAATATCTAAGCATGTACACCGTCTTGTTGCTGATGCTTTTCTTGAAAAACCAGAGAACGAAGAAAGGTGCTGGGTTGACCACATAGACGGGAACCGCTCAAACAATGACGTTTCTAATTTAAGATGGGTGACACCTTCTGAAAACGCACTGTCGTATGGGTATCATTCCAGAATTAAAAATAAGAAACGCCAGGTAAGGGCAACACATCTCGACGGAAGGACAATCCTATTTGAATCCAGACAAGCGGCGGCTGAATACTTCCACTGTTCTGACAGTGAAATTAAGTACAACAGTCGATACCGCAAGAGGAATAAAAAAGGCTGGATTTTTGAAAAAGTTGAAGATATAGTCTAATCCCTTAAAAGCCATGTGCGGAAACGCGCGTGGCTTTTTATAATACCGGGAAACCGGGGGTAACGAAATGGTTAGACAACCTGAAACTTGGCTACGGCGGTACGCAGGCTGAGATGAAGCGGCTTATCAAAGAAGCTGCTGCCATGAAAGACACGCAGAAAGAGCTTGGCGTAACGGTCGATTCAACCAGTATGTCCTATGCGAACATTGTACAAGCGATTCATGTCGTGCAGGCAAACATGGGCATCATGGGAACGACCAGCAAGGAAGCTGCAACTACAATTCAAGGCAGTACAGCGTCGATGAAGAGCGCTTGGGAAAATCTTTTGACCGGAATTGCAGACCCGGAGCAAGACTTTCAATCCTTGGTGGACAACCTTGTTGACAGTGTTATTACTGCCGGAAACAACATTATACCGCGCATCAAAGAAATTGTGCCTACTTTGATTGATGGTTTGAGCGAACTGGTCACGCAGCTTGCGCCTTATGTGAGCGGTGTGATTATGGAGCTTGAACCTACTATTGAAGAGGGTTTGCAGGCACTTTTCGGCGGGTTAAGCAGCGTAGCAAGCGAATTGCAGCCCATTGTTGCTGATGTGTTTTCTTTTTTTGGCGATGCAATTATTTCCGTGCTGACAAGCGCGATTGAAAACTCTGACTTTTCGTTCTTGCTTGACATTTTTGATAATGTTAAAACAGCAGCTGAAGAAGTCGTGCCCGTAATTGAAGAAATAGCACCAGCGCTTGTGACAGTTGGTGCAGCTGTAAAAGGCTGGCAAATCGGGACGAAAATCCAAAAAATGGCAACGGCCTTTGACGAAGCCAAAGTTGCTGTTTCTTTGTTCAGCATGGGGCTTTCTGACACGGAAATTGCACAGGGTGCGCTCAATGGCACATTAAAGGCATCCGAAGTTCTTGCCGGATTGCTTACAGGGAAGATTTCTCTTATGACGTTGGCACAGGCGGCAGCGGCAAAAGCGCAAGCCGCTTTTAATGCGGTTTTGGCAGCAAACCCAATTACACTGGTTGTGGTTGCAATTGGCGCACTGGTTGGCATTTTGGCTGTGCTGTATGCGAAGAACGAAGATTTCAGAAATTCTGTAAATGGCGTTATTGAAAGCATCTGGGCAAAAATCCAAGAGCTTGTAGCATGGGTGCAGCCTTATGTTGAAGCGGCTATGCAGGTTATTGGGCAAGTCGTTACGCAGGTTATTACAGATTTGACACCAGTCATACAGAGCATCGGTGAAGCGTTCAGCGCTGCATGGAGCCTTGTGCAAACTGTATGGGCATGGGCAAGCGCATTCTTTCAGGCTATCTTTCAGGCAATTGTTGTTATCTTTGCGCCGTTTGCACCGATTATCAGCGGGTTCTTCCAGGGCGCGTGGATCATTATTCAAAGCATCTGGAATGTTGCGGTAAGCTTTTTCCAGACTGTGTTTAATTTGATTACCGGCGTGTTTTCTACGATTGACGCTGTGTTGTCTGGTGACTTTCAGGGCGCGTGGGAGTCGATTCAAGGCATCTTTGAAGGCGCGTTTGACTTTTTCTCTACGGTCGGCCAGAACGTTGTTGAGGGCATCAAGGGTGGCCTTGCGGCTGTTTGGGGTGGTCTTGTCAGCTTCGTGCAGGGTTTGTGGGATGGCATCAAGAGCATTTTTGTCATCAATGCAAGTGATGTGAAAAACAACACGGGCGTTAATGGAAGCCATGCAGGCGGCTTGGATTATGTGCCTTTTAATAACTATGTGGCGAATCTGCATCGCGGGGAAATGGTTCTGACAGCACAGGAAGCCGACAACTACCGCAGAAACGGCGCACAGGGCGGCACGGGGTTTGTTGTAAACCAGACTATCTACGCGGCAAAGCAAACGCCGGTTGAACTGGCAGCAAGTACAGCAGCGTATTTTCAGCGGGCGAGGTGGGCGATATGAGTTTTTTAAGCAAGACTTTTAAATACGTCAACTCGCTGGGGCAGTCTATCTTGTTTGACTATGATCATGGTTATCTTATCAGTAAGCCGGATGGCATTGATACAATTTCGGTCACTGCCAACACGGCGCAGGGCATCGGTCAAGTAGGCGCTACGGTGCAATCTAAGGCCATTCAGACGCGGCCTATTACCATCAATGGCAGAGTTATAGGCAAAGACGCGCAAGCGCTGAAAGACGCGCTTATGACCGTTATTCGGCCTGACCTGACCGGGGTGTTATATGCCGGAGACTGGCACATAGATGTTATTGTAACGGCATCGCCTACCATTGGCGCATCAAAACGCGGTGCGCCGTTTCAGCTTGGCTTGCTTGCCCCCTACCCGTATTGGGAAAGTGGCGAACGAAAGGCAATGCAGCTGCGCGGCGTGCAAAAAGGTTTTAAATTCCCATGGAATATCAGCAAAACGTATTATTTCGGCAAAGTCATTGTGCTGAAATACATTGTTTTTCAGAATTTCGGGCAGTTTGATGTTCCGTTTATTCTGGAAATCAATTGCGTTGGCGAGACGGCAACAAACGTAGGCATTGAAAACATGCTGACAGGTGAAGTGCTGCGGCTGGAAAAAACGCTTGTGGAAGATGAGCGCGTCGTTATCAAGACATCGCACGGGAAAACAACGGTCACAAGCTCTAAGGACGGTGACTGCCGGGGCGCACTTACGCTTGAAAGTACATTGTACAGAATTCATACGGGCGATAATGCGTGGAAGCCTACTGCGGACAGCGGGCTTGAAAACGTTGAAATGAGCGTTTCGTTTGCAGAGGAAAGTGCGGGTGTAACGGTAATATGAGATTAGAGCTGTTCTCCCCTGACCTTAGTAACCGACACGAAATCACGCACGCGATCAGCAGCGAATTCAGCGACTACTATAACAATGTTGGAAAATTTACGGTAGTTTTGCAGATGGATGAGTACAACATCGGGATAGTGGAACGGAATGCTGTTTTGTACATTGTAGAGCGAAGACTTGCGTATACGGTGGAAAAAATACAGTACGATTGCGATAACAGCGAAATCACGTTGAACGGGTACAGCCGGAACAACAAACTGAACCGGCGTGTTATTGCGGCAACTGCCAACATTGCCAACGTGGAAACGGATGTATACAGCGTTATTACTGCCAACTTGCGCGGGCTGCCTGTACTGCTGGCAGAGAAAAAAGGCTTGACAGAAACCGTAACGGCAACAGAGGTGTACGGGGATGAACTGTTAAACTGCATACAGCCGATTTTGACAGATGCGGGACTTGGAAACCGGATAGTTTTGGACTACAGAGCCAAGACGGAAACGTTTGAATTGTATAAGGGCGTTGACCGTACAGAGGGATTAGACGCGGTCCTGTTTGTGCAGGAACGCGGAACGGCGCCTGGGCTGGTAGTTGACAAGGATATTTCTGAATACAAAAATGTGTGCTACTGTGAAGCGCAGTACAAAGACGGCACAAAGTTTGTGGTGCAGGCTGGCACGGCCAGCGATGCGGAACGGCGCGAACTGTGGGCAAGTTTCAGCGGCGACAGCCAGCAGGATGGCGAGACAAATTCCGCGTTTCAGACGCGCGTCAAGCGGTATGCAGCGTTGCAGCTAGGTAGCCATTTAAACCGAAACGGATTTTACATTAACGCGGACGGCGATGAACTGGGCACGGCATATAATGTCGGAGATTTGGTTTGGTGCGTTTCTTTGCGGCTGGGTGTAAAGTACAAGGCAAGAATAACGGCGGCAAAGTATTCACAGGATGCAAACGGGTCGAGCGTTAAGCTGGTTATTGGCGACCCGATTTTAACAGTGTTGAGGTGAGACAGTGGCAGAAATTAAAAATTTCCCGAATAATGTTGACGAATACATCGGGGCACAAAATGTCATGAAGTGGCTGCACGGGCGTACAAGCGGCGTGTTTGGCGCGGATGGCAATTTAAGTGTTACTGCAAACGGCAATATGACGGTAAGGGTATCGGATGGTGTGGGATGGCTTGCGAACGACAAAGCAGACGGTACGGTTTTTTGGAATGATACCAAAGAACAGACCGGCAGCGAGTTACAGCTGACAATCCCGCTAGCGAATGCTGTATCGCCGCGTATTGACCGTGTTGTTGTGAGTTGGGACACAGTAGACTATGCAGCAAAACCGCGCATTGAAGTGCTGAAAGGTACGGCGGCTTCTACACCTGTTGCACCGGCACTGACAAACAATAGTTTGTTGCGGCAGATTTCGCTTGCACAGATTGCAATTCCTGCGGCAGCAAGCAAAATCACGTCGGCCAATATTACCGATGAACGACTTGACAGCACAGTATGCGGGCTTGTAACTGACTGGGTAAGCGTTGATACCAAGGTAATGCAAGAACAATTTTCTGCTTTTCTTACCCAAATTAAAACTGAGCTGGAGCAGCTGCATGCTGGAACGGCTACGATGATGCGTGCCACCTACGACCCGCAAGGACGGAACACGGACATATTCAAGTACACGGATAAGGTGGCCAACATCTACTACGCCAGGCTTACGCTGAACGGGTGGACGGCTTGCAGCAGCGCCGACCAGGCCAAAGACCTACTGTACCAGCAGACGGCTACGCTGACCTGCGCGAACAGTCATGCGCCGGTGGTGACGGCTGCCAGCGAGTTTTTGTCCGGCATCGGCTACGACAAGACCGGGGTGCCCGCTACCGATGATGTGCTGAATGAAGTACAGGACATCATCAACGACGGCGTGACGGTCACGGCGTACAATTCAGTGCTGGTTAAGGTAAAAGAAAAGCCTACCGCCGAAATCCGGGCGCGGTGGGTCATTCAAAGTTGATGGAGGTTTAGCATGAAACATTGTAAGAAATCTGCGGCATGTGCTGCGCGGGGGTACTGCTGATGGGTGTAGCACCGAGGATTCCGGGCGGCGGAATAAAAGAATTTGCAAGCATTTTTGTGCGAGGGCACAAGCATGAAGCCATGCCAATTGCCAGCGTACGAGCCTATAAAGACAAGACCGTTAAAGCAGAAAATCTATATTTAAGTAGCGGCCCGTATTTTACTGATCCCAAAACTTGGACTGTAAATAATCTTTTTAAAGTGCAAACGGTTGCCGCTGATGTGTATGTATATATCTTACAAGACGCAAAGGATTCTAGCGGCTCCACATATTCCGCTGGAGATACTTTGGCAAGCTACAGCGTCAACAGCGACACGACACTTTTTTTGGAAAAAATTTTTTATCCGCTACCTGGTAAAAGTTGGTCGTAAGGAGATGCGATATGAAAATCTACGACGAAATCACCAACGAAGAGCTGACCTCTCCCGACCTGTCCGCGGGTTATCTCTACACCGCCAGGCGGGTTGCCGAGCATGTGCCGGAGAGCCGGGAAGTGATGCAGGGCACTGTCACCGAGGACGACCCCAAAGGCCTTGAGCACATCATCTCCGGCTACGATGTGTACGAGGACTGCCAGTTCTACCACGCTTACACGGCAGAGGAACGGGCCGAGCGGGAAAAACCCACGCTGCAGGAACAGGTGGACGCCAACGCGGCGGCCATTTTGGAGCTGGCCCAGATGCTGGCCGGAGGTGAATGATATGGTACAGTTTTATATCTGCTGCATCAAGCGCGGGCTGATTACGCTGGACAAAGTGCCGGAGAAATGGCGTGAGGCCGTAAGGGCAGAGATGGAGGGAGCATGACGCATGAAGTAGTGCTGCAGGGGTACAACGTAAAGCCTGGCTCTCTGCAGCTTGGAACTTTTGACAGCTACGGCATTGAGAAAATCCACGTGACGGCAGATGATGAATGGGCGGGGCTGGACATTCTGGCCGTATTCCACGCGCCGGACGGGACTGCGACAAAGGTTGTTGTTGGGGCAAACGGTATGCTTGCCGTACCGCCGGAAGCTACGGCGAAGCAGGCAGGCGGCGGAAGAATTGTTTTTGCCGGGCTTGCGGAAAACGTGCAGCGCATTACTGTGGACATGCGATACAGTACCAAGCCGCACTCTGACATCAAGGGAGACAACCCCGGCACGCCGACGCCGGATGTTGTGCAGCAGATTTTGGAAAACTCCAATCATGCTGTAAGTATCGCTACGGCGGCGCAGGACGCCGCCGAGAACGCCCGCCAAGCCGCTGAGGATGCGGCCAAAAAGGCGGGCGAGGGAGCGGGCGGCGCTGCTGCCAGTGCAGCGGCCGCCAAGAAGAGCGCCGAGGATGCGGCAGCATCCAGCAAGAGCGCGGCAGGCAAGGCGGAGGCGGCTGAATCTTCTGCCAACGTGGCTAACGAGAGCGCCAAAGCAGCTCAGACCGCACAGGGCAGCGCCGAAAATGCTGCTCAGACAGCCGCTGATGCAGCGGGTGTCGCTAGGCAAGTTGCTGGCGTGGCCGGCAGTGCCGCTAAGGCTTCCAGCACCAGTGCTGGCGAGGCCGCACAGAGTGCAGAGGCGGCTGAAACTGCCAAGCAGATAGCAGAGGACGCAGCAAAAAAGGCGCTTGAAGCAAAAACTGGCTCGGAAAACGCCCTGCAAGATGCTGACGCAGCAAAAGATGCCGCAAGTGGCTATGCCGATGCTGCGGCAGAAAAAGCTACAGCAGCAGCGGCCAGTGAGAAAAATGCAGCAAAATCCGAGAACAGCGCTGCTGATAGCGCGGCGGCGGCCAAAAAGAGCGCGGAAGATGCCGACAACACTGCCAACAGCATCAAGGATTCTATGGCACAAATTTCCGAGAACAAGGAGGCGGTTAGTCAGCTAAAGGAAGATACTGCTGCGCTGAAGAAGCGCCAGAATGCGCTTGTTGGCAGTGAGACAGGCAACCCGGTAAGCTGTGATGACGCCTTTGCTGCACCACTGTGTGGGCCGAATGTGTACGGAAAGAGCACGCAGAACGGGACACCCACGCCGGATGCGCCTGTACCTATCGTGAGCGCTGGTGACGGCGGGAACGTGACGGTGAAGGTGACAGGGGCAAACATGCTGGAAGGCACTAAACCCGGCGTTAAATCGACCGTACACGGAATAACTTACACTACCTATGAAAATGGTGTTTTAATTACTGGTACGGCTACCGACACCACTATCATAAACTTACACGACGATACGATACACCGTTTAACTCAGGGTATTTACTACCTAACGACTAGTGGGCTAAGTCCTTCTGTCGTGCTCAACTTCTATTTCGTCGGAAAATTTTCCTCTGATATGCAAAACCAGAAAGTAACGCTTACCAAAGACGTGGAGTTTTCACTCCGCCTACAAATCTCAAAAGGTGCAACGTTAAATACTAATGTTCAAGTGTCTTTAACCGGCAGCAAATCCACCGCCTACTCCCCCTACCGTGAACAGCTCCTCACTCTACCCACTCCCAACGGCTTACCCGGCATCCCTGTCAAATCTGGCGGCAACTACACTGACCAAAACGGCCAGCAGTGGGTGTGCGACGAGGTGGATTTGGAGAGAGGGGTAAAGGTGCAGAGGGTTGATAAAACGGCTTTCGACAGCACAAAAACGTTGGCTGAGCAAAATGCAATTCTCGCCACTCCCATCGAAACTCCGCTCACCCCTGCTGAAATTGCTGCTTACAAAGCCCTCATCTCTTATGCGCCCGACACCGTGGTGCAGGCCAGCGATGGCGCTGGCATCAAGCTGGACTACCAGCGGGACGTAAATCTCGTCGTCAAAAATCTTGAGGATGCCATTGCATCCATGACCGCTACCTAAAGGAGGGAAAGCATATGGCAATTAAATCCAAAGCCCGGCACGACCTGACCCTGCGCTCTATCAAGCGCGAAATCGCCGCCGGACGTGACGTGGCATACTGGTTGGACAAGGCGTACACCCATCTGGACAGTGGCCTGCTGACGGAGGACGACATCACAGAAGTGGAGACTCTGGCACAGGCGTATTATGATGCGCTGGATGCAGAGGACAGCAAAACAGACGAGCCTACCGAGGATGCCGAAACAGTTAGTTAAAGGAAGCTTTAGCTGACTAACAAACAGAAAGGACAACAAAACATGAGACTTTCAAACGGTGAGGTTCTGCTGCACTGGCCGCTTGACCTGCACGTTTTAACGCAGGGCTGGTACTACAACGACGGCAGCTTGCATCAGGCCGCCGACTGGCGCACGCAGAACGGCACGGACTACAAGCGCCCGGTCTACGCGGCAGAGGACGGCACGGTTGACCAGGTGCAGGACTGGGACGGCCACACAAAAACCGGGATGCAGAGCTATGGCAACATGGTGCGCATCAAGCATGACCCCTACAAGGGAAAGACTTTACAGACGCGGTACGCGCACCTGAGCAGCTATTGCGTCAAGGTTGGGCAGAAGGTCAAAGAGGGCGAACTTATCGGCTATTCTGGCGTGACCGGGAATGTGTTTGGTGCGCATCTGCACTTTGAAGTTATCCTGAACGGCAAGCGCACCAACCCGCTGGTGTGGCTTGACAGCGACTTCACTACGGCAAGTGGGCAGGTGTTTACATACCGCGCCGGAGAACATGCTGTGGAAAAGCCTGCGGATGCTGCACAGCCCAACAGTGAGGAAGTGCTGATTGATGTATCCCACCACCAGGGCGCTATCGACTGGGCGAGTGTTCCCTACCGCGCCATTGTTCGCATTGGCTATCGCGGCTACGGCAGCGGAAAGCTTATGAAAGACGATCAGTACGATGCTAACCTTGCAGGGGCAAAAGCAAGCGGAAAGCTGTTCGGCTTTTACTTTTTCTCGCAGGCCATCACGGTGGACGAAGCCCGCGAGGAGGCAGACTTTTGTGCAAGCCTTGCACCGGCTGGCTACCCGCTGTTTTTTGACAGCGAATGGGGGCACACGACCGAGACCGGCACACACGATGGCCGAGCAGACAACCTGACGAAAGACCAGCGAACGGCAATCGCAATGGTGTTTTGTGAGAGAGCCAAGACGCACGGATTCACGGCAGGTATTTACACATTCACGGCCTTTGCAAGCGCGAACATCGACTACGCCTACTTGTGTGAAGATTACATCGGCTGGCTTGCCGACACGCGTACAAATTACGACAAGACGCTGCCGCGATACATCCACCAATACGGGCAGGGCAGCGTCGCAGGTATCACCGGCGTGGTTGACCTTAACCATTTAGTTAAGACCCTGCCTGCAGTGGACAAGCCTGCAAGCAAGTTACAAGTGATTACCATTGGGCCAGTATCGCAGGGAGATGCAGACGCAATCTACTTGCTGTGCAGGGAACGCGGCCTGACGGATGCCGGGCTGTACAAATCTGAATGGGCCTGACGCCCAGAACGGAAGTGAAGAATGACAGATTGGGATATCGTCAAGGACATTGTTGTGCTTATCGGACTGATTGTTACTGTCACAACACCGCTTTTAAAACTGAATACCAGTATTACGCAATTGAAGGCGCTACTGGACAGTGTGGTAAAGCAGGTGCAGGATAACGACAGGAGCAACAGTGCGAGCCATAAACGGTTGTGGGAGCACAACGAAGAGCAAGATGAAACGCTGCAACGGCATGAGCAGCGTTTGCACGATTTGGACGGAAAGTGAGGTACAGCTCTATGGGTGATTTTATCAAGAACCTTGCAGCGCTTATCAAGGTGAAAACCATTGTAACGCTGGTGGTGGTTGCGGTTTTTGCGGTGCTAGCATTGCAAAGCAAATTGCAGCCTGACACGGTCATGACCATTGTGACAATGGTTGTGGCCTTTTATTTTGGCACGCAGACCGAAAGCAAGAACAAGAAGGATGAGTAATCATGCCAAAGTTTGATTTTGTCGGCAGTTTGCTGACCGATGAAGAAACAGATGTTTTGCAGCTTCGGCGGCGCGGCTGGCGCAATGCTGATATTGCGGCAGAACTGAATTGCAGCGAGCGCACGGTAAAACGGCGCGTACACAGCATCAAAAACAAAATAGGCTGATTTAAAGGGCACGGCTGCTTTTGCGGCCGCGCCCTTTTTTCTTTTGTCCCAAATACGGCACAATGTTGGCACTTTACTGGCCTACGTTGTGCCGTATTTTTTTGTACAATTAAGGAAAAAGGAGCGGTGCAGATGGCATATAGGCAAATCAACCTAAACCCAGAGCAAAAGCGCGTTGGCGATTGCACCGTCAGAGCCATTGCGGCCGCCACGCATCAAGAGTGGGCGGCTGTATATGCGGCGCTTGTGTTGGCAGGATTTGAACTGCATGATATGCCGTCTGCAAACTATGTTTGGGGCAGCTATCTGCGCCGATGCGGGTGGAAGCGCTACACGTTGCCAAACAGCTGCCCGGATTGTTACACAGTGGCGCAGTTTGCAAAAGACCACCCGGACGGCACGTATATTTTGGCAATGGCTACGCATGTTGTGTGCGTGCAGAATGGGGATTGGCTAGATACATGGGACAGCGGAGATGAAGTGCCACTGTACTACTGGCAGAAAGGATGATTGACTATGGCGTTTGGTGTACCGTATCAGCCCGGATTTGCGCCGGGATATTACCCGATGGGGCAGCCGTCCGCAATGCCAGACCAGCTGGCGCAGCTGCGGCAAAGCTATCAGCAACCGCAGCAGTCCGCGCCTATCATCTGGGTGCAGGGTGAAGAGGGCGCGAAAGCCTACATGGTGGCGGCTGGAAACAGTGTGCTGCTGATGGACAGCGAAAACAGTGTGTTCTACATCAAGTCTACTGATGCAAGCGGGATGCCGCAACCACTGCGAGTATTTGACTACACAGAGCGCGGCAAACAGGCCGTAGAAAAGGTTGAAAGCAAAAACGATAAGTTTGTCACGCGGGAAGAGTTTGACGCTCTACGCGCCCGCTTTGACGCGCTGACGGCAGATAAGCCGGGGAAGGGTGATAACAATGCCAAATCCACTGTTTAATGCTCTGGGCGGCGGTAAGCTGCCCGGCCCAATGGGGCAGTTTCAGCAGATGATGCAGCAGTTTCAGCAATTTCGGCAAAATTTTCAGGGCGACCCGAAACAAGAGGTGCAGAAACTGCTGCAGTCCGGGAAAATGAGCCAGCAGCAGCTTAACCAGTTGCAGACGATGGCGCAGCAGTTTCAAGGATTTCTGAAATAGGTTTGACCGTGCGCACGGTGAACATATATTTATTTTTCTGAAAGGAGAATAACATGAGTCTTTCTTCGGATGGCACTGTAATGACGATGCCTGTTCAGCCCGCAAATACCAACAGCGGCAACGGCTGGGGTTTTGGAGGCGACGGCGCGTGGTGGATTATTATTCTGTTCTTGTTCGTATTTTGCGGCTGGGGCGGTAACTGGGGTGGCAATGGCGGCTTTGGTGCTGGCAACGGCGCTGGGGTGGTTGACGGCTATGTGCTGACCTCTGATTTTGCCAACATTGAGCGCAAAATTGACAACGTGAACAATGGCTTGTGCGATGGCTTTTATCAGCAGGCGCAGCTTATCAACGGCGTACAGCAGGGCATGAGCAACGGCTTTATGTCGGCAGAAATCAGCCGTGCAAACCAGCAGGCCGCATTTATGCAGCAGCTTTTTGCCATGCAGATGCAGCAGGCCAACTGCTGCTGCGAGACCCGCGAGGCGATTCAGGGCGTGAATTACAATTCGGCAACGCAGGCTTGTGAGACGCGCCAGACGATCAGCAACGGCACGCGCGACATCATCGACAACCAGAACGCCAATGCGAGAGCGATTTTGGACGCTATGACCGCCCAGCGCATTGAGGCTAAGGACGCCAAGATTGCCGAGCAGAACCAGCAGATTTTCGCTGCTCAGCTTGCCGCAAGTCAGGCAGCGCAGAACAGCTATCTGCTGAACCAGCTGCGCCCATTGCCGGTGCCCGCCTACCAGTCTTGCAACCCCTGGGCAGCTGGCACTTATAACGGCTGCAACGGCTGCGGCTGCTAAAACCGAATACGGCAACTTGTCGGAACAGCCGACATGTTCGGCCCCGTGCCGATGATGCAAAATGTGGCGGGGCAATCGTCCCGCCACTATTTTTTTGAAAGGAATGATTTTATGGCTGAATTTACAAACGCCAATATCGTGAGCGTGGCAGCAGGCCAGAACGTGCCACTGACGGAAACGGCAGTAGCGGGTAAGGGCTGTGTCGTACACAGAGAGGGCGCCGGTATTGTTACGCTGCGCGGCATTACGAACCAGTGCAAAGCTCGCTTTAAAGTGGGATTTGGTGCAAACGTTGCTATCCCTACCGGCGGCACAGTGGAAGCTATTACTGCGGCGCTTGCCATCAACGGTGAACCGCTGAGCAGTGCGAGTGCAACCGTGACACCGGCAGCAGTAGAAAACTATTTTAATATTTACGTCACGGCTTTTGTTGAAGTTCCGCGCGGTTGCTGCCTTACCGTTGCCGCCGAAAACACAAGCACACAAACCGTTTTGTTTGCGAACGCAAACTTTATGGTTGAGAGAGTGAGCTGAAAGGAGCGCTATTATGAGTATGAAAGTTATGTACGATTTAAAGGACATGCTGTGCGCAGAGCTTGACGAAATCGGCAAAAAAGGCGAAATGTCTGCTGGCGACTTGGAAACTGTTCACAAGCTGACTGACACCATCAAAAACATCGACAAAATTGTCATGCTGGAAGATGACGGCTACAGCCGAGATGAAGATTACAGCCGGGATGGTGATTGGGGCACCAATATGCGCGGCAATTATGGACGCGGAAGCAGCTATGCGCGGCGCGGTTCGCATTATGTGCGCGGCCATTACAGCCGAGACGATGCGCGAGACAGCATGATGCGAAAGCTGGAAGACATGCTCCGAAACGTTGATGGATACGACCGCGAGACTATCCAGCATTGCATCGATGAACTGAAAAACACTTGACGGAGGTGGCGGCTATGGTGGACGTGCGAGAGATTGACGGCGCTATAGCCGAAATCGAAAACAGCGAACTTACCATGACCAGAGTTAAAAATTTGGCGGCGCTGTATGTTGTGAAAAATCAGCAACTTGCAGATGTATCCCCTGCCCCACAAAAAGCAGAACTGCAAGAGCCTGTGCGTTACTACGAAGCGGCAGAGCCGCCTACAAGGGCTGCTGTTGGCGGCAGTGACTTTTTGCAGGCTGTGTCAAACGTAGACACCACAGCAGCGCTGAACGTGCTGGATGAGCTTATGTCGGCCTTGTATGTAACAAACCCTAAAGTTTATAATAACGTAATGCGGAAATTGGAGCGTTTACAGGATGAGTGAATTTTTGGAAATTGTAAGCAAGGCTGATGAAGGGCGAGTGTGGCGTGTGCTGGATGAGTTTATGGATGCGCTGAAAGAAGCACGGCCGGAAGTGTATAACGATTTGGTACACAGCTTGCAGAGAAAATAGGCGAGTGTGTACTAAAGTGTGTACTTGAAAAAGTAAACACCGTAGATTTCGACGAATCTACGGTGTTTTTTAAAAAGCGGCTGATGGGAGTCGAACCCACGGAGATACAGAATCATATCGATTCAACAAGCAAAAAATGGCGATGATACGAAACGTTATCGTTCTACATTTTTGTGGCAACCCATATATTTTCCAAAAAAGTGTGTACTTTTAGTGTGTACTTTTTAGCACATCCTTAAATGTTTCGTCAATCGCAGAGGCTATTTTTTCGGCCTGGCCGTTGACTGCGTGGCCGTATACGCCAAATGTATCCATATTTTTGCTGTGCCCAACAATCTGTTTGAGCTGCCCCTCTGGGAGTGCGCTTGCAATCGATACAAACGTGTGTCGAAGCTCGTAAAGAGAAACATAATTTATTCCGTTGTAATCGCAATACTTTCTCCACCATTTATAGAGCAAGTGCTCATCTGAGATGCCAAAAACACTTTTACCATTTTTTGTAAGTTCGCGTTGTGCATCTATTACGCTTTTAGCCATGTCGGACAATTCAATTGCTCTAACCGCATTGTCATTTTTACCTGTTGTTTTTTCTCCATAAATGTTGATCGCACGCCGCAGAAAAATTCTGTTTTCTTTCACATCTTCCCACTGCATGCCAATCAACTCACCCGGTCGAATCCCGGTCAGAACAGCAAGGCGGTATGCGTTGATATAAGGGTCTTTGGCTTCCTTGCCCATGTACTTGGTTTTGTCGCTTGACAATAAAATTGCTAAATCGTCTGGCTGCAATATTTTCTTTTGCGGCTTTGGAGTTCCAGCGGGAATGTTCAAGTTATCTGGTACAAACGTTGTATAGCCTGAATTGCGTGCAAACCGAAAAAACGATGTGATGTCTCCATAGATATTTTGAAGCGTTTTACGGCTTTTTCCAGCGGCTTTGGCGTTGTCTAAAACTGTTTGCACTTGCTGCTGCGTCAACGATTCCAACCGCCGGTGCCCAATTTCCGGCTGAATCCATATGCGCCAGCGGCTTTCCTTTGGTCTAAAATTGCTTATGCCTGATATTTTTGATTCTCTTGCAAGGTATTCTTTATATGCGCTCTCGACCGTCTTTCCGCGCGTTTGCAAGCCGTTTTCTAGCCAGTCATCTGCTTTTTTGTTGGCTTCCCGCTGGCCTGTGCGCCCCGGCTTGGCGCTGGTAAAGGTTTTGCGCACGCCGTCTTTCTGCACGTTTATCTGCCAGCGCTGGGCAGATTCAATCCATCTCGCTGTATTTGTTCTTTTCATATTGCGGCTCCTTTTTTTGTGTGTTATAATAATGCCGTCAACTTTTTATGTTGACGGCTCTTTGCCCTTGTCGGTGGTGCGAACACCGGCAGGGGCTTTTTTGTTTAGTAGCGGATAAACCAGACCGATTGCTAAATCTATCATATCCGGCATGGTTGTCGATATTGGTCATTTACAGCCTTTGACAAAAAGCATATTGCGGATGCAGTACAATTTTGGTCAAGGGGGGCAGACAAATGGAAAGGCTGGTAAACAAGCCGCCGTCCCATCACGGGCGGAAGCGACAAAAAAAGTTGTTGCCAAGTTCTGGAAATCCGATATATAGGACAGCTAAGACTTGACAAATGAGTGTTTTTGTGAAACTGTTGAAATACAACTGTGAGTTGTGTAAAATACAATCAACGGCTTATTTGGAAAACAATCTATTGCAATCTATTTTGTAAGATTTTAGAACCCTCTGCGCAATCCCGTCTTTTCCAAAAATGTAAGACGTGACAACTCCTGCGGCATCCATTGCGGGAATGGTAGGATTATCAACAAAGATTCTGCTATAGCTTCCTTTTGCCATATTAAAGACTTCTTCTTCTGTAAGGGATGCTTTCTTTTGCGCCTTTTTTAGTTCCAGCATAACACTAGGCGATACAAACGGGCGACCGCAATTCATGTCGTAAAACGGAATTTCAAGCAACATGGAAAAAGCATTTTTGTACTTTTTCTCATCCTCTAAA